CCAATAGCATCTATATCAGGTTCAATTTCTTCTTTTGGTTCAGGTGGATTAATCCAATCTTGGTCTCGTCTTTCACACATATTTACTCTCCTGCAATCCAAACATCTCGATTATAAAAATATATTTCTTTATCTTTAGGGCCGACAAGATGTGCTTCTCCGTTCTCGTCAACCTCTAAAGTTTCAGCTTCAATTATACCTGAAGTATTTATTCCTGAAGAAACATTATATTCTTCTTCCCATTCTGTTTCTTCTTCATCATCTACAAAGTCTATAAAATTAAATAAGTTTCTAATTGTATTTAACTCACTAATCGGTGTTGGTAGTATTTGTTTATTACCACAACTAGTTAGTAGTAATGATATAATTAATATTCTAAACAATGTAATTCTCTTCGATATCATAACTCATATTTTTCTGTCCATCTATATCACCTTCTGTCCATTGAAAGTAAACTGCTGTTGCTTCTTCGAAAGTAGAGCAACTATAGATAACTTCTTTATCACCGTTCTCGTCATAGTAGACAATATCATAAGTTTTCTTTTGTATACTCATGTTATTATACTATAGATAACTGCAAATGTCAAGAGCATAAGCCAGAATAATAATAGGTCGCTCATCTGCCTATATCTTTCACGTCTTTACGACTAATGACTTGATATGCACCTTTATTATAAGCAGGTGCAACTGTAAAGTTTTTAGATTCTTCTAGACGCCAGTTGTGACTTGGTTTAGTACCACCTGAACCATTAAATTTAGAATGGTCAATTGATTTTATATTGTTGTCAACATCGGCAGATTTTTGAACTAAAGGTGTATCACGAAATATTGAACGATTTTGATTTTCTTTTCTGATATCAGATAGTTTTTTGTCAGGATTGATACCGTGACTAATTAGAAATTTTCTGTGTTGTGCTCTCGCCTTTAATAATTTTTGCATCTTTGGCGACTTACTCATTTTCTTCATACCTAAACTGTTTGGTAGTTTCTTCTTCTTCTTACCATAACTCTTAGGTATATGTACATAAAATAAACCCATAATATATCCTCGTTAATAATATAATTATATACTATATTAGTATAGTTGTCAAGCTTCTCTTTTCTTGTACTCGTCTACAATCTGTTCTTGTGTCCAGTCTTTAGCATACCATGTATATTCTTCATCAAAATCTTTCAATAACATGAAATCAGATTTTTGACCATAATTATAATAGTAATCTTCTTTTGCTGGTATCAGACCAACAGGTCCATTGTAAACATCAGGATATACATCCTTATATGTTTTAAAATAATCTCTATCATCTACGATATAAACTTCGGACTTTTCAAACTGTTCAGGATCCTCTTGTTGTCTTCGTTTCTTTTCTGCCTTTGCATATGCTTTATCAGCCTTTGCTTTCATGATAAGTATTTTACCTTGCATATCTCCTATTTGAGAATACGATACATTTCTGTATAGAGTCCAAGTATTTGAAAACATACTATCACCATCTTGATGGTCAACATCCCAATAGTGTCTAGAATAAACTACATGAAACATTATCTACAGTCCTTATTTTTGTATTCATCTGATTGTAAATTACACTTATATTCTTTATCTGCCTTTGCTCTCAACTCTGCTGAGATACTATCTAACATAGATGGCAAATATTTTTGTAAAATTGATATTGTGTCAAGAGCATAATTATGAGCAAGTCTTGCCATTTCAGCTTCGAATACAGAAGAGTCAACTGAATTGCCTTGTAATTTTTGTTGAATTACATGACCAGCAATTGCTTCGTTCATGTCACTAGCAAAAGCAGAAGACAGGGTTAGAAAGAGATTTGCCCACACTAATATACAAATCATAATTAAAAACTTTATCAATTTAAGCATTTATTACTCCTATTGTATTTAACACAGCCATAAGTATTACATATAGCATCCATAATCCTACAAGTATAGCCATACCATTAACTATCCATGTTCCTACTAAATCTAAAAAATACTTCATACTGCCCACTTCTCTTCCTTCTTTACAGAATTATCTTTCATAAAATAACCATCTTCGTCCATGACTACAAATTTGTGACCTTGTTTAGGGTCATTAAGAACTCTCTTACCATAAGCAAATGCGGCTGGCAGAAATTCAAAACTTACAACCCATTCTACTTCGTAAAAGTTTACATAGTACATTACGCAACCTCCTTGAAACCCATAGTTGCAACAACAAATTTTCTTTTTGTTTCTTTGTCTTCAACTATATCACCAACACTTACAGAATACATATCAGTATTTGCAAATCTTTCTATTTGTGATTCTGGTCCCACGTTACCAACTTGAAAGACATCTTCAAGACTTCTAGCAGTAATATTACTAACATGAGAATAATAATCTTTGTCAAGTGCTTCTTTTGCAAGAAGGTCAACATTATCATTAAAAGTCATGTTTATGTGCATAAAGTGTTTTTCAACTGCATCATGACCTTTCGCATTGATAAGGTCGTCTTCTTCTTTGGTCGTATGTATCTGATATAATTTGAATTTTTGCATAGTGTAGTCCTTTGTGTGTTTTTTCATAATATAAGTATATTATACTAAGAATACTAGGACTTGTCAAGCATTATTCCATCAAAAAAACGTTGTAAAATCAATGGTTTATAAATTAATTGGAATTATTTTAATTTATTTTTGAGGGATTCTCTCAAAATACTCGAACCACCGATACGAACATTGATAATACCGTTATAATATTCGTCTGTTAAGAGAACTTGTCTATCAAACTGTTCTTTTGCCTCAAGATAACTAAGTGTTCCTTTACTATTACAATAGTGTAATATCTCTCTAGTGAACTGTTCTTCGCCTATTTCTTTAACATCTGCATTGAGGTGTTCAGAAGAACCCCAATAGGTTCTCCAGTCACTCTCTTTAGTAGAACGTCTTTTATTCTTCTTACCTTTGAGTGGTGGTTTGGTAACTTTAAATCTTGCAAGTTTCTTACCAACGTATTTTTTGTTATTTGTTAGATTTGTAATAAGATAAACGAACCCCTCACAATCAAGTGGAAGTTCTTCAACTACTTTACCTTTATATATCCATTTAGTCCCAGTTGTCATCAATGTCTGTCACCGTTTCTTCAACTTCTTCGTGTTCAGAGCCACAGAATGGACAATATTGTTCTATATAATCTTCTGGTAAATCGTGTCTTACTATGTATGTTGCTGAGCAATTTTCACATACAGTTTTTAAATTAGGGTTCTTCATAGTTTAAATCCTTTAAATGTTTCTTTTTCAACATCTTGTTTTATGCCACCAACAATATAACTTTCTATCTCAGTTTCTTGTGGTGCGTTTTGAAGTCCTCTACTATTTAACCAATGTTGTGTCCATGGTAATGGATTTTGATTAGTGGGTTGGTCATAAACAGCGTTAAGACCAATTGCTTTCATTCTTTTATTTGCCATATATTCTACATACTGATTAAGTAATATATCATTTAGGCCAATCATAGAACCTTGATTGAACAAATATTTTGCCCAATCTTTTTCTTGTTGTACGGCCGTATCGTACATATCGTAAACTTGTTGTTCACATTCTTTCATAATCTTAAGCATTTCTTTATCATTTTCTTTTTTACGATAATTATTTATGATGTTTTGTGATACTGCAAGATGTAAATTTTCGTCTCTAGCAATTAGAGATATAACCTTAGCAGAACCTTCCATAAGTTTTAATTCACCAAATGCAAACGAACAAGCAAATGATACATAAAATCTAATGCCTTCTAGTATATTTACATTAACTAGTGTCAGATATAAAAGTTTCTTTAATTCATACTGGTCGCCTTTACCAAATAAACGATATTGATGTGCATAAGTTATAAACTTATCATATGCTTCAGTTACAGTTTTTGCCCTATCCATAATCTCTGGTGTATCAATGATAGTATCTAATACTGCTGTTGGGTCTGAATAAACATTTTTCATTATGTGAGTATACGAACGACTATGTATTGTCTCACTAAAATCCCATGCAACTAACATAGATTCTAATTCAGGTAAAGAACAAAATGGTAAGAATGCCAGACATGGGCCGCGGCCTTGTACACTATCTAATAGTGTTTGATACTTTAGATTAGATGTAAAAATATGTTTCTGTTCTTCTGATAACTGTTGAAAATCGTTTCTATCTTTTTGTAAAGATACTTCTTCTGGTCGCCAAAAGAAACCCAACTGTTGTTGATTTAACTTTTCAAAGATAGGATATTTCTGTTGGTCATATCTTTGCGTGTTAGGTTCTTCTCCGAAAAACATAGGTTGTTTTAGAAAATCTACTTTGTTTATGTTAAAAGTTTTAGACATTATATCGCACACGCCTCACAAGACTCTTCGTCTTCTTCATTGATAATTACCTCTTTAGTTTCTTTTACATCATCATGCCACCCAACTGAATGAGTAGGTTCTTCCACATCTGCCTTAGCGTCATATGTGTTTTGATAGTATGAAGTTTTCCAACCTAGTTTATATGTGGTTAATAAGTCATTTGCCATTACTGAAACAGGCACTTCTCCGTCTTTGTAGTTTTCTGGATTGTAACTCCAGTTACCACTTATTGCCTGGTCAAAATATTTTTGCATAATAGAAATACTATTAATATATCCTTCGTTACTTTTCATATCCCATAACAACGTATAGAAATTCTTTAATCTGTTGTAATCAGGAACTATTTGTTTAAGTGTTCCTTTTTTACTTTTCTTAATCGAAAGAAAATCACGAGGTGGTTCAACACCATTAGTAGCATTTGAAACAACCGAACTACTTTCTGACGGCATTTGAGCCGATAGTGTCGAGTGTCTTAATCCACTTTCTTTAATATCCTTTCTAAGAGTAGTCCAATCATAACTTAACTTTCTATTGACTAAATCATCAACATCTTTCTTGTATGAGTCTATCGGTAGAATACCATCACTATA